TCCAGACTGTAATTCCCAATCACATATACAGTCACATGGTACCACACCAAGAACATCAATATAAATATAATGGTTTACATGATTCCATAACGACTGTAAATAAGAAGGATATAGAAAATCATCCCCATCAATCTGAGAAACATACTCGCAATCACTTTCTAAGAACACGTCGAGACATGCGTTCTTACCTTTGCCAGGCTTTCCATTACTCTCTGTGTTTACTACACGAAACGGTTGATCTATTTGTAGAACTTGTTCATAATAACCTTCACGATTACTATTCACTACTATCACAACTTCCCATTCTACTGGAGTTATTTTAATAACTTGTTGTACTGAACGTATCAGTCTCTCTAACTTTGGAATATCATTAGAGGTCAACAAAGTGGTCATTAATTTCATTATTCTGCCTCAAAGAAGAATGTTTGAAATAAACGTCCGTCAGTCTTGTCCTTTCCAAAGCCGGGCAGTACACTACGGTGATAATACTGTGAATCATATATTACCAGTCGGTTGTATACATTCTTTGCTTCAGCAACTATCTCCCAATCGCTTTCATCATGAGCAAAGTTATTAAAATCAACAATCTGTTCGGGAGAGTGTTTCATAATACCCGTTGGGCCGTGACGATATATCGCCGTACCTGATTCTAATGGGGCATCCGGTGTGAGATACAATACTGCTGCGTATGACATTGCGTCGTGGTGAATCCACGTTTTGTCGAGTGCGGTAGTGAACTGAAAGGAGGTGTTGTAATTATCTAACGGGAATTGGGTTATAGTCTTTCCCGTTAGTTTTTCGAATGTTGCTTTAGTCGAGTCAATATATCCACCATTATTCGTACATGGTTTTGTTCGAAGGCCTGGGTAGTTTCCTGAGACATTGAAATCTTGACTGAGCGCAAATTCCCTGACTGCGTCTGGGTCTGCGTAAAAATCATCTATAATTAAAAACATAATTTACCTGATATAAAATATACCTCCCGAAGGAGGTATGTTGTTCATTATAATTCGCCTAGTTTTACTCGCAATTTGTTATTAGCGTCGTAAATCAATATTGAGGAGGATGTAAATGCGATACGTTCTCCAGTACTAGCAGTATTTAGGATACCACTAAGATCGATTAATCCGTCTCCTGCTCCAGAAGTACGAGTACCTGCGGTTATTTCCACGAAGGTAGAGTCAGTAGTTGTGTCAATACGGTTTACGGTTGCTCGCCAAATACGACCAGTTCCTACATGCCACCAGATATCACCTATGAATACTGTGTTAACTGTTCGGAAAGAACGTATGGCAGCAGAAGCTGTAGCATTGATATTAGCGGGAAGAGTTGTTGAGGTATTAAATAGAACCGCATTACCAAATCCACCTACTGGGCCTTGAGAACCAGTTACTCCTGAAGTACCTTGTCCACCCTGAACACCGACAGCACCTTGGGCACCTTGGTCACCCTGAGCACCAATAGCACCTTGAGGGCCTGCGTTACCTTGAGCACCCGCATTACCTTGAGCACCTACCTGACCTTGAGCACCTTGTGCGCCAGCATTACCTTGAGCACCTGTGAAACCTTGAGCACCTACCTGACCTTGAGCACCTTGAGGGCCTGCGTTACCTTGAGCACCTGTGAAACCTTGAGCACCAGCAGCACCCTGTGATCCCTGCGCACCGGCATTACCTTGAGCACCTGTGAAACCTTGGGCACCAGTCTCACCCTGAGAACCTTGTGCTCCTGCGTTACCTTGCGCGCCTTTTATTCCTTGTCCACCTTGAGGGCCTTGTCCGCCCTGCGCACCAGCATTACCTTGAGCACCAACATTACCTTGTGCGCCAGTCTCACCCTGTGATCCCTGTGCGCCAGCATTACCTTGAGCACCAACATTACCTTGTGCGCCAGTCTCACCCTGAGAACCTTGAGAACCCGCATTACCTTGAGCACCTACAATACCCTGAGAACCTTGAGGGCCTGCGCTACCTTGTGCGCCAGCATTACCTTGAGCACCAACAATACCCTGAGAACCTTGAGGGCCTGCGCTACCTTGTGCGCCAGCATTACCTTGTGCTCCTGCGTTACCTTGAGCACCAATAATACCCTGAGCACCTTGTGCGCCAGCATTACCTTGGGCACCTTTTATTCCTTGCGCACCTTGTTCGCCTTGAGCACCTTGTGTTCCTGCGTTACCTTGTGCTCCAACAATACCTTGGATACCTTGGGCACCAATAGCACCCTGCGCACCCGCATTACCTTGTGCTCCAACAATACCCTGAGAACCTGTAGCACCAGTAGTACCCTGTGCTCCTGCGTTACCTTGAGCACCAATAATACCCTGAGCACCTTGTTCACCCTGAGAACCTTGAGAACCCGCATTACCCTGTGCACCAGTAAAACCTCGAGCACCTTGAGAACCAACCGCACCCTGTGATCCGACACTACCTTGAGCACCGGTATCGCCTTGAGGGCCAATATCACCTTGAGAACCCTGAGCACCAACAGCACCCTGAGCACCAACAGCACCTTGCGGCCCTGCTTCACCAGTAGTACCCGTTGGCCCTTGTGGGCCAGGAGTTGTACCTGCGGGCCCTTGTGGGCCGGGTTCACCGGTATTTCCTATCGGGCCTTGTGGGCCAGGAGTTGTACCTGCGGGGCCCTGTGGCCCTGCGTCACCTTGAGTACCAATCGGGCCTTCCGCTCCTTGAGGGCCTGCGCTACCTTGGGAACCAACCTCACCTTGAGCACCAACGTCACCAACGGCACCCTGAAGACCTTGATCTCCTTGTGGGCCCTTAGAACCTTGAGCACCAACGTCTCCGACATTACCTTGAATACCGATAGAACCTTGAGCACCAGCAGCACCTTGAACACCAACGTCTCCGACATTACCTTGAATACCGATAGAACCTTGAGCACCAATAGCACCTTGAGCACCTTGCTCACCAACGTTACCTTGGATACCAGCAGAACCCTGAGAACCTACAGCGCCTTGAGCACCTTTGTCACCAACATTACCTTGGATACCGACAGAACCTTGGGCACCAATAGCACCCTGCGCGCCTTGCTCACCAACGTTACCTTGAATACCAGCAGAACCCTGAACACCTACAGCACCCTGTGCTCCAACTTCACCAACGTTACCCTGAATACCGATAGAACCTTGAGCACCAGCAGCACCCTGTGCTCCAGCTTCACCAACATTACCTTGGATACCGACAGAACCCTGAACACCTTGAATTCCTTGTGGGCCTATTTCTCCGACATTACCTTGAAGTCCTTGTTCACCAACTGAACCCTGAATACCTTGGACACCAATAGGGCCTACGTTACCTTGTAGTCCTTGAGAACCCTGCGCACCAACTGCGCCCTGTGCTCCGACTTCACCAACATTACCTTGAATACCTTGGTCACCTTGATTACCCTGCGCACCTTGTGCTCCAATTTCACCAACATTACCTTGGATGCCCTGAACTCCAGTACTACCTTGAGCGCCTTGAGCACCAATCTCTCCAACGTTACCCTGAAGACCTGTAGCACCAATTGCCCCTTGGACACCTTGGACACCGATAGGGCCTACATTACCTTGTAGTCCTTGAGAACCTTGAGCACCCTGAGCACCCTGTGCTCCAATCTCTCCAACATTACCCTGAAGTCCCTGAGCACCCTGAGCACCTTGTTCACCCTGTGCTCCAATTTCTCCGACGTTACCTTGGATACCTTGGTCACCTTGAGGGCCTTGTTCTCCTTGGTTACCGCGTTCACCGACATTACCTTGGATACCTTGGACACCAGTGATACCACGAACACCCTGAGGCCCAATCTCTCCGACATTACCCTGAGAACCTTGGGTACCAATTGCCCCTTGGACACCTTGGACACCAATAGGGCCCTGCGGCCCGATGATTCCTTGAGCACCCTGAGAACCAATTTCCCCCTGACCACCTTGAGGGCCCTGTGGCCCCGTATCACCAATCTGAGTGTTCTCGATAGTGTAGTTAATTAAATCAATCTCATACTGTAAATTGATGGTATTTGAGTTTAATGTCGTGAGAATAGTATCATGTTGCGTGACGCGTGAATCCAGAAAACTAATATTGTTCTGGTTGTCAAGAACAGTTTGAACATTCAATCCATTTAGGTAAGTGCCAACTGAACTATCAATGTAATTAGAAATAAATTCTGGGGTAATAGTACCCGCTGCGCTCATATCAACAAGCGAGAACATCTCTTGAAAGTTCGCATTGATTTTAGCAGAGGCGTCTCTTAGAGTATCACCTTTCCCGTCATTAACCGAGGTGCCTGTATTAATAATTTGCCGAGTCATTGTGCTCTATTTCCTTTTTTATTATCCACCGCCTTCACCCGCATCCATAGTTTCGTAGGTCTGTGACGCATCCAATCCACCATCGTCTAGTGTAGGTGGTTTAACACCAACCCACTCTGCGACACTATCGTTGAAGTCGTCTACAATCTGTTGAAGAGTTATACCGTCATATTTCTCTAGAGTTTCTAAAGAACTTATAAGTATACCTTCTCCGGCGTCTTTCTGTGCTTGAGTTCTCGCATCTACTGGGTCATTCTCTTCCATAACAAGTAAAGAGTATGTGGGTCGTAGGTCTACGTCTATGGGTGTTGTCTGTATTTCAATAGCATAACTAGGTATTTCTAGTGGGTCTGTTGTATCCCCCGCTTTCAAATAAACTTGTGCTTCACTTAATGTCTGTACTTCCGCAGAAAGGTACCATCCAGCGGGGTGTACCATTTTCTTATAAAAACTTTGATAATCGTCTAATGACATACCTGTTTTCAAAAGAATTGAGAATATCTGATATTTTCTATCGTCCTGAATATACTTCAGAGACTTAGGCCCTATTAAAGAGTTGCCCGGTCTGTCATTTAAAATGAATATGTTATTCTTAGGGTACACGACCTCAACATCCTCGTCAAAGAATGCTTTAAAGAATTCATTCACCGATAACACAGTACCTTTAGCGCGATAGAAGTCTGCCAGTAATCGAGTCATCAACCTAGCGTCTTGCTGTGGATGAAATGATTCTCTTGTCAACCCATCACTTATCTCTGATATTAAAGTATCTAGGTCTATTAGATTAACGTGCGATATATCACGAGCATTAAACAAATCATAAATCTGTTCACTGAATGTTGCTAATCCCTGTTCTTCCTGATACTCATAGTACTTCTCAAGAAATTCTACTAATCTTGGATATTCGCTTTGATAGAATTCAGGAAGTACACCCTTTACTATGGGAGCGTGGAAACTCGGTCGATAAATTTCCTTTCCAATAATTTGTGCCATTATAGAGAGACCCTAGTTGTACCATCATCTAATACAGCCTCTGTAGTTGATAATGATTTGTCTAGTGATATCACATAGTTACGTAAAGGTTTTACTGTACTCTGGTTAGCAGGTGTAGCACTTACTTTAATAGAACCGCCAACATAAGAATCTTTATCGATTGACAACGCAATCAGGGATACCTTACCTTTAGCTGGGTCATACGTACCGATGTTATCTATTTTAACTATATTATTCAGATCAACTAACTGTAGTCGAGTAGAACCTAGTTTGTTTTTAATGCTAACATTCTGTCCCTGCCACTTAAATCCAGTAGACGTTATGATATAGTCATCATTATCTGGGTTAGCTAATATAACTGGGAAGTTTAATGTCCAGTTTCTGGTTATTTCCGAAACAAGTTGACCTGTCGCGGATTCGATTGCCGCAATTTCTGTGGAGACTGGAATACGTTGCTGTAATTTAACATCCATTCTAGAGTTGATTATGTACTCTGATATGTTATCAATTTCAGTCAATAAGTTAGAACGTCTAAATGTAGAGTTAAACTTCTCTAAATTAGCTGACACAAAGTCATCTACGATGACATTCACCAATGCTTGAAGAGTTTCGACAGAAGAAATGTTTTTGGTCTGGTCTACTTGGAAAACTGTGCGCAATTCGAGGTATGTGGTTTCTGGGTCAACAAACTCAGTGTCGATAGACATAATAGATAACTTAGAAGTTAAGTTGTCTTTAATACTACCCTTAACAGTTTCTTGAGCAAACTCACTGATACCGTCAATAAAATTAAGACTTACAAATACCTTACCGTACTGTGGAGGTTCGTTATCGTTACCACCCCAACAGAAAACATCCTTGATAAAAGGTGAAAATTTCTGGGATATTAATGTACTATAGTCATTCGCAGTAACCAATCTTTGCTGTGAAGTAAACCCACGAGGTGCGTTCAACTTAATTGACGAAGTAGTTTCTCTTGCAGAACCTCCATTAGCTGGAGTAATCGTGGTAACATTAACTGAGTAAAAGTTACTCAAGTAACTAATTTGTGCCGTAGAGAATACAGACGCACCATTAGGTTCCGCCCCTCGTGAGGAACGGTACTTTATTTGTATACGGTTACCCGCAATAGGACTACTGCCTAGGATTCTACCACCACCAAAATAAATCTCATAGAACCCATTGGATGACTCACGCAACATAAAGATGTGAGAATTTCTATCAATAGTAGATACTTTGTCAATATTAGTGTAATTTAAACTATCTACACCAGTCCAGTCGCTAAACACTTGGACTTCCATACTGTCTGTATCAATCGTTGCGTCTTCAATAACATATACGTTATCGTCAGAAGCGTTACCTACTAAGAAGTTCTTAGTTTTAATTTCACCTTCATAAACGGTTATAAGTTCACTACCTGCTGCCGTCTGGAATATATACTGGTCACCTGACTTTCTAGAAGTATATTCGCTGGGCGTTTTAAATGAATATAGTATATCATCATACTGAGCAAATAATTCTGTACCTTTCGGTAAGGATATAATATCAGGCCCGTTGGGAATAACTACTGATATTTTAACTTCAGCAGATGACGCAGTTCGAGATTTAGGTACATACCCTAAAAGTTCCGCATGGTTAACCACCGAAGTACGAAGTTGTGCCGTAGTGATGAATGACTCATTGATAGCCATATTAGCAATCAGACCATTCACATGAGTGTTATAAGCGAGAACATCTAGTATGCTAGATAGTCCAGACGCTTCAAAGTCATAATCAGTAAACTCACCACTTTGCTTGTAGTAGGTCTTCAGTTTATTTTTAATGTTTACAAAATCGAGATCCGACGTTGATATAGGCATTTAGCGTATCCTCGCAATATTCACGTTCAAACTTACCTGCTCTAATGTACTGATAACCTGAAAGGTGATTGTTAAATCTAAAGAGTTATAATCGGGTGAAAATTTACTAACGACCCTTTGTAGTTTCGCTCGTGGTTCGTAATTATTAATAGCGTTGCGTACCATCGATTTGATATTATCGTCGTCAAACTCATCACCTAACTCAAATAACATACCTTCCAAGTTCGCTCCAAATGACGGAGCAAAAGGTTTAGACCCTCTGTTACACAACAAAAGATTCTTGACAGACTGAGCCACAGAGGAGGCCTCCGTCTTCTTGTATATATCTCCAGATGGTTTCACCGTAAACGAACAATCGATATCCGAGTTTTTCTTTTGAATAGAACTCGTGATTGGTCGAGTGGTAAGATTGCCATCTTCTATTGATGTGAGTTTTTTAACTGACATGGGCTTCCAACTCTTTTTGTAGTATTTATACAGTTTGCTAAGGCGCAACAATCTCAATCTTGGTAGGAATGCCGAGTAATTCCAAAACATCACAAAAACTTAGCGTTAATAGTTCTAACAACTTACCGAGTCCGATGGCATCAAGGAATTTTTTAATCTTTTTTATCCATATACTCAATAAATGCCATTGCCAGTTAAGCGCAAAGTCGCGAGCACCTTTCTTGAAGTTATCAATATCTTGCTCTGCGGATTTAACTTTTCCTTCCATGTCACCGCCTATGATATCATCATATACGTTGAAACCAAGAATTTCTATTTCTTTCAATTGGTCAGCAATCATCGCATAACCCTTACCTTGAAGTTTAGCCTTCTCAGCATCTAGGTCGGGTTCCGACATGCCTTCGAAGAATCCTTCAACTCGTTCTATTTGTTGATTGACTTCGGCAATCTTATCTTTAACTTCATCCTCTATCTGTTTGATAGTAGAATCTATCCATTCATTGATATCAAAGTTCAATAGGTCTGGGAGTGAAGGTAATCCTAATGCGTCCCAAATCTCTTTAAATTTTTTGATGAGTTTGTTAAACAGATCCCACACCAGATTGGTAACCGCATTCATCATTTCAGACTTGATATATTGCCAAGTGATTTTCGCTTTCCACTCGCGGCACTTTACACCGTACGTACCATCCCATGACCGGAGAGGTTCTGGAATTAATAGATATAGTTCGTCAAGTCTTTCTTCAATCTGTAGTTTGATTCGGGCCTGTTCTTCGTCAGTGAATATTTCTAAAAGGTTTATTTCAATCCCCATTATATTCAAATTGAAGTCAACCGGTAACAGTTTAGATATTAGTTCCGCGATCTTGACTGGGATGAATAATTGATAATCTTGAATCAATTCATTGAAGGCATCGTCCGCCTCCTTTTCCCAATTTCGAATCTTCCCTTCTTTGTCCCAATACGGAGCAAGTAAATCTGATACCTGTTCAATAGTAGTTTCTACTTCGGTAATAATATCTTGTAATTGATCTATAAGCTCTTGTGCTTCAGCATCAACCTCGTCGACGAATTGATCTTTAAGGTCGATTATATTTTGTCTTAATTGCGTTGGGATGTTAGATAACTTATTAAACTCTTTGACAATGTCCGCACGAGTAGGAGGGAATCCACCCTCGCACGGTATCTCAATTCCTAATTCTAATATGGAAAGTTGATCTACCGCTAACACGCTCAAGGTTTTTAATACATCTAACTGTCCTTTACTGACCGAAGATACTGACGCTATTGGATTAGGTGGTTTAATCTGTAATACCGGTGTATCTACTACCGGAAACTCTTCTGAATCAGCCATTAGACATTATCCGCCCGAGTTTAGTGTTATAAATTCGCTACCATTAATGTTTACTGTATTAGCAGACACCGAAACCTTACCGTGACTTCCACCCACAGTTAAATTTATAGAGACTGGTTTATCCCCATTTGCGGGTACATATATGGAGATATTACCATCCTTATCCATTTCATAGTACGCACCCCCTTTATGCTTTTCTTTGATACGTTCAGCGCCAGGCGTATCATCATACTCTTTATAATGTCCGGTCTCTGTCTCGTATACCTTATTGAGAGGGTAGTTCTCCTTTGCCTTCTCGTTCGTATCCCCTGTTTTGGGTACAGTGCCAATCACCATAGGCAACTGAGAGTTCTTCCCGTCAAGGAACATACCGAACACTTGTGTACCCTTTAGGATACCTAGGTTCTGACCCTGTCCCTTATGGATACCCGTAGTGACAGGTACAACTATCTGGGCCCAAGGTAGGTCTTCGTCAGGAATTTCATCATATACACCGAAAACCCTAACCCTGACTCTACCCAATTTCTCTGGGTCGTCCTTTACATTGACAACCTCACCCATAAACCATCTAGTCTGGTCGCCATAAAAATCTATTGAATTCTGCGGTATCATTGATTGGTCACCTTTTCATCCGACAACTTCACACAAGTGAGTGTCGCTACATAATTTTCAGCTCGGAACGCATGTTTAACCCCGAAGATGAGAAAGTCACCAGACTTCTTCATATCAATTGAGGTGGTATCATTACCATCTTCGGTGTTTATATTAGCAAGAAATCTGAGTCTGATTTTTTTACCTATACTATTATTACGTCTCCCTTTCATAAACTCAATGAAATTAACACTAATAGTAAGAGGACTCTTTTTCAAAACATGATCCATGCTCTTATTAATAACACTTAGTTTATAGTTAGCAAAGTCATCACTTTGTGATAGTGAATTAAACCCTTCATACGCATCCGTACTACCAATCTGAGTAATCTTGCGACTCTTTTTCGTATTGAGTTCCGATTTTCTGAAATAATCTAGCGCATCCGAAGTATTAGATATGAGCTTGTCATTTTTTATTTTCTGTGTAAAGTCCTTATCAATATCAAATATACCCGAGACTCTTTCGTTTTTAGTTATATCCAGAAAACTATATTCACCACCCACGATACCTTCGGAAATCATTTTAAATAAGTTATCAGTATTTTTGAACTGATACCCTAGTATAGTACGTCGTCTGATTTTAGACTCATTGTCATTACCTTGAGGTATGTTCGCTTGTATATGGGCGAATGGTACGTCCGGATTAATAACATCTTGTTCCATCAGTGTTTTGAGGTCACTGAAGATCAACTCATCTCCGATAAGAGAAGAGTATAGGTAGAAAGGATATCCTTCCTTAGTACTAGAATTATTTTTTATCCAAGAGATTGATTCCATCGGTGTTAAGTTAGGTACAATCACCCGCATCTCTTGTTTATCAGTGTCAGTCGAAGATACTTTCTTATTAATCAAGTCACTGATAGACCCAATAATTTTAGACGGTTTTCCGGAATACTGACGGTTAACATTAATCATATTAGACTCGTAAGCGATATCTTCTATGAGATGAACTACAACATTTTCTACCGTATCATGACCTTTCTGCGAAAACAAAACTTGCGTTATATAAAACGTTTTGGCGATAACTTTAGCATCAAGATCATCAGTCACTATCAGTTCTACATGAACTTTCTCACCACCCTGTAAATAACCACTTGTTATAACATCTCCGCTATCAATGAAGGATAGTGTGCCGGTGAGGTAAGGTTTATCTAAATGCTCGAACACGTCAAGGTCAGTCACCGCATTTCGGATATCCACTTTTTTGTGTGAAGTGAAATGAGTACTTTCGATGAGAACTTTTTTAAATTCAAAAGGTGTTTTATGTTCGAGTTCACTAATTGCTGTCATAACTTACCCATAGAGTCTTGAATGGCTCGCACAACAGAATTTATATTACCTTTGCGAAGTACGCGTATTTGTTTTAATGATTCATTCTGTTGGTGATAGTGCTCTTCGTGAGTCACTTCTATATCATTAACTCCGGGCCCGAGGTATGGGTCGATGTCTATAATATTACCTTCAATATCAGTATAAAAACGAGCGGACTTGTGTTCGGGTTCAACTGTGTTCACAAGCAATGTTTCCAAAACACCTTCGTTATTGGTAGAATCTAATTGTTCACCGTTAGAAAAGGAACCCGATACCATCTTCACTACAACTTGCCCGAGCCGAACATGTCGATGTAGAACTTCAGCAGTACCGTTCGCTCCTTGGATGGTTTGGTGGGTCAAGAACTTGTTTACAATATCCTCACTCGTGTTTAACACAATGTAAGGATGTTCTTTCTCCACTTTCGCTTGTACCTGAGCATACGGTAATGGCCATCCACGTTCGCGAATCTCATCGTTCATGAAATAGAATGTCCAGTGTAAATTAGCATCGCCGTACAACTTATATGCTACATGATCAGGACGTTCGCCATCAGCAATGTAGTAGTCAGTATAGAATGAGGTAGCATCCTTAACGTTATCCAAAATATCAGCGTACGCAGTAAGATTTTGCGCAATGGAGCGATCAGCGGTATCGCCGAATCTATAGAATATTTTAGGGAAGTATTTAAAGTATGCCATTAGTAACCACCATCTCCACTTTCGTCTGTGCTTTCTTCAATATCTTCGCGACTTAATGTTCTGTCCTCTACCATTGTAAACGACAAGTCAATTTCAGCAGGAGTTCCGTCTTCATGGAATGCCATTGAACCCGCATTATAATTTACACTGATACTGCGTATGAAGGTATTGCGTAATTTAGTTCCGACTCGTACTGGAGCCGCACCCTCGATGTCTGGCATAAACCAACTCGATACATCGAATACCATAGGATACTTATAACCCGCACTTATACCATCTCCCACACCACCAATCATCTCAGGGTATGCGGATTTCCTAAAGATATGAATAATATTTTTAATTTCGTCAGCCTCTTTCTTACTCTTAGGAATAAACTTAAACTGAAACTGAAACTCACGTATTCCTACGTTTCTGAACTGAGTCCGTATGTTTGGATTAACAGATACCGCTCCAGCAATACTAACTGCTGATCCTGCGGTTTCATTGATTTTCTGCGCCCCACGCGCAAGAGCAAGTCTTGCTAATGCGGGAGTCTTTGCGCTATTGACCATATCTGTGATAGATTGTTTTCCACTAGTAATAGATTGCGCCAACGCGCCCATCGCGCCACTACCTGACGACAACGCTTGAAAACCGGCAGCACCAGCAGTACCCAAACTAGGTGTGTCATATCCAAAGTTATCTGTGATCACTAGAGAGACTGGTAAGTATAGCGCTACCACGTCACCCGTGTATTCGATGCTTCTCGCTACTACTTCTTTTGACTCTGTACCGGCACCGGATTCGGCAGCTTTCACTGCTTCCGCTTCCTCTTCATTTTTTGGTTTACCGTCACCTTCGTCTTCGCTTGGTCGGTTAAGAGCAAACATACTTTCGAACAACGCACCAAAGTCAATACCTTTAATGGTCGGTGGTTTAATTTCTTTTATGTGAAATAATACCTTAGACCGAGAATTTGTAGTATCTAGAGGATACTGCAGTATCTTTTTTGACTTGGCTGTGTTGTCTGTAGTGTCGGTAGGTTCTGTTTCTGCCATCGGAATAACTCTCGGTTATAAATACTTTTTACTATTTATACATAAAGTTACTAATGAAAACATACAAAGGCAGATACCAACCGAAAAACCCAGAAAAGTACGCTGGTGATGTGGATAATGTCGTCTATCGTTCAGGTTGGGAACGACATGTTATGAAATGGTGCGACGAAAGTATAGACATCGTACAGTGGATGTCCGAAGAACTTGTTATACCGTACATATGCGAAACCGATGGAAGACCTCACCGATACTTCACCGACTTTGTTATTAAGTACAAGTCTGGACGAGTGGTTATTGTGGAAGTCAAACCTCATAAAGAGACCCTGTTACCCGTACGTAAACAAGGTAAGACTAGACGTACTATATTGACCGAAGGAATGACATACATCAAGAACCAGTCGAAGTGGAAGGCCGCTAAGGCGTATGCTGATGACCGTGGATATCACTTCGAGATATGGACTGAGAAAGAATTGACCGCAATGGGTGTCATGCCCAAGTCCACTCAAAAGATGCGTACCAAGAAACCCCTGAAAAAACTTGCGCCCTTCCGTAAGAAAAAGAAATAGTTCCTGTATAAATAGTAGGAATAGATTTTAACTCAGGAACTTTATGTCTACAGTATTTAACAGACTAGAACTACAAGCATTCCGTGCGGGTATTACTCCTCGCACAAAGGAGTCGCGAGCATGGTTCCAACAAAAGATTAAGAATCTACGTAGCATCAATCGTGAAGCATTGATGAAAGAAGAACCTTTAAAGCAAGTGAGTACCGAAATTGTCGGTAGCATGTATATGTTCTTCTACGATCCGAAGCACAAAGAGACATTACCGTATTACGATACGTTTCCTTTAGTGGTCGTTGTCGGGCCCGCAGAAGGCGGATTCCTAGGATTGAACCTTCATTACCTACCTCCTATCTTACGTGCTAAGATGTTGGACGGGTTGATGGAGATTACTACTAACAATAAGTTTAACGATTCTACGCGATTCAAGATGACATATGAGTTACTTGCGCGAGCATCGAAATTTAAGTACTACAAACCCTGTCTCAAACATTATTTGAATAAACAGGTAAAAAGTAAGTTCGCATTGGTTCCTGCTCCAGAGTGGGAGATTGCTACATTCCTTCCGACAGCACAATTCCGTAAGGCGAACTCTAAGAAAGTCTACGCAGACTCTAAGAAAATGATAGGTGGATAACCAATGGCATCAATAGAAGATTTAAAGAGTAGACTTATTAGTCGAGGCGGACTAGCGTCTGCTAACCAGTTTGGTGTGGTACTACCATCAAAAGTAGGTATCACTAAATTAAGTGGCGCTAAGAATAATAACATATTGTGTAAAAGCGCAACGTTGCCTGGCAGACAAATTACTACACTAGATAGACAAATTGGTCTGTATAGTGAAAAGATTGCCAATGGATTCCTCGTAGAAGATGTTACGTTGACCTTCCATCTTCTGAACGATTATAGTGTTCGTAAATATTTTGATAAATGGTTGGGAGCAATGGTAGGGCATATGACACCCACTCCCCCCAAAGAACCTAAACCTCCCGCAGAAGGCGAAGAAGCTAAACCACCAGCACCAAAACCTTTATCGAGGGGTGCCATCGGGTGGAAGGACGATTACGTTGCGGACATTATAATACATCAATTAAAAAAACCACAGGTTCGTGTGGGGTTCGACCTAGGGCCTTTAGATATTAATCTAGACCTACTGGGAGGTACCGTGTACAGTGTTAAACTGATAGACGCTTTCCCGACAAACGTATCAACTATTCAATTGAGTGATGACCTCGACGGATTAGTAGAAGTAACTGTTACATTTTCATACACCAACTGGGAGCCCTTTAAGGCTGACAAAGTAGGGTTATTCTCTGCTGACATCAATCTTAATTTCGGCGGCTTAATTTAAATTATAGGATTTATAATGGCATTACCAAAACTGAATGACACACCAAAATATCGCGTTACCGTACCATCTACAGGTCAGGAAGTTAGTTACCGACCTTTCCTAGTAAAGGAACAGAAGATGTTGCTGATCGCATCTGAGACGCAAGATAGAGTGGATATGGTTAAATCAATCATCAACACTATCAATGCGTGTACTACAGAAGACATCAAGGGAGAACTAACTACCTTTGATGTAGACTACCTATTCACTAAGATTCGGTCAAAATCCGTAGGTGAGACAAGTACATTATTAATTTCATGTACCGAATGTGAAATGAATAACGAAGTTGTGGTTGAACTCGATAAGATAGAAGTTGAGGGAGTGGCCACCGATGTTAAAATCAATATCACTGACGACATTGTTCTTGAAATGAGATACCCGACATACGAAGACTTTATGAAAAATGAGAAACTTCTACATGGTACGAGTGCTACAGAATCTCTACTAGAGTTGCTTATCACATGTATAGCGACTATATGTACCGAAGAAGAACGATACTCGACCAAAGATTCGACTAGAGAAGAACTAATTGATTTTATAGACTCAATGACAGCACAACAGTTCGAGACAATTTCGACATTTGTAAATGATATGCCCACACTTAAAGAAGAAGTTAAATTTACGTGTGCGCAGTGTAATACAGAGAACTCTAAAGTTCTAGAAGGCATAGATGATTTTTTTTGATTAATCTCTCTCATGACACGTTGGTAAATTACTACCAAGTTAACTTCCAACTGTTAAACAACTTCAACTACTCATTGAGTGATGTTGAAGAAATGTTGCCTTGGGAGAGAGAGATTTATTTGACCATGTTGATTGACGACCTAAAAGAAAAAAGAGAAAGAGCACAACAGCAGGGATAACCCATGATTGAAACATTAATAGAGCACCTAAAATCACAGAATAATACTCTGGATAGTGTTAACACTAACCTTACGAGTATGAACAGTTCTTTAGCGACAATGATTCTGAGTGACCGGAAGGACGAACTTCGTCGCCGTGAAGCAGATGATGATGCTAAAAGAGCAGCGAGTGCTGCCTCCCGAACAACCAGTACTGCCGGTGGTGGTGGTAGTAAAAAAGGTGGTGGCGGTGGTAGATTTTCGGGTTTTGGTGGTGTTCTAGGTGGATTTGGTGCGGGTACGTTGGCAGGTGGGGCAACAAGTTTATTAGGTAGAGCTGCCCTGGCAGGTGGTTTGGCTGCGGGTGCCGACAATATTGCTAGTTATGTTCAAGAACAGACTGGTTCAAGTGACCTCGCTGATGCCGCGCATCGAGCAACAAAACTGGGGTCATTCGGTCTTCTTTTGGGTACGCGTTTTGCTTTACTGGGTGCGGTAGGTGGAGCCCTTGCTACTCCCGAAGTTATATCAGAACTTGAAAAGTTGGGAGACAAGGCAGCAGGACTGAAAGAGCCTTTGATGAAATTCACAGGTGCTCTACCTTCATTGAACGACGCACTTTCTAAAGTGACTGAAACCGTGGTAGGGACTTTAAGTTTTATTAATTCAGCAATCGAGGGAGACGTGCCCGCTGCTTTAGACAAGGTCGACGAAGCGGCAGTATTGGCTCTTGGTGTTAAAGGAGGTATGGACGCTAACAAGAATAAGGAGAAACTTACTAGAGCAGGTCGAAGAGCTGCGCAAAATGCTCGGCAGGCAGCAATCAAGGCAAAAAAAGTTACTTCACCAGTATCAGAAATGGAGTTCTCTAAAAGTCAACGTCAACAATTTAATTCTGAAACTGCTAAGGGTTTGAGTGACAAGGAAATTAAAGCTTTGGAGCTAGATGGACTCAAGGTAGATAAAACTACCGGTAGTATCTCTAAGGTCGGTGGTGAATTTGTAAGTGCTGATAAGGTAGATGAATTATTTGCTAAGAATGAAATCAAAACGTCAACCCAAAGTCTCAGTGCTAAAAACTTTATAGATGAACTTAATGGTAAAGCGGCAGCGAAATACGGTAAGTTTGGTAAGGCATTATCCTTCTTAAAGAAAGTTCCGGCATTGGGTTCTTTAATAAGTGGTGGAATAATAGCAAATATTTTAATGGATGAGACCACATCTACGAAAGAAAAAGCGGCATTGCTTAGTAAAGAATTGGGTAGCATAGGTGGCGCAGCTCTTGGTGGCGCAGTTGGTGGTTTGATAGGAACCTTAGGCATGCCCGGCATAGGTACTCTTACTGGAGGTGTATTGGGTGCTTTAGCTGGTTCGTGGTCAGGAGAGGAATTGGGAGAAAAGTTTGCCAATTGGATGTTAGGTGTAGACGATTCAGCATCAGAACCCTCAGAACCTGTGGCAGCAGCCGGTGGAAATAAAAGACGACGAGGTGCTGGTGCCAAACCTTCTCAGGTTAGTAGTAGTGTCACGTCAGCACCGTATCCTCAGTCTGGTGTTAAGGTTGCGACAGCATCTAGTGATATGTTTGCCGCTCAGGCGCAACAAAATATCGTGGTGGTAGACAATAGTAATGTCAGTAATAATGTCAGCACTCAGGCAGGTGATGTTAGTTTCAGCGGAACCACTGGTTTCGACTTCTATGACCCAATGATGGGTTCTAGAACTGCATAAAAAAAAGGGGGAACTTTCGTTCCCCCCGAATCCAAATATCTGGATTAATCTTCAGCAGCCATCTTCGCGAAATACGACAGAGTATCATCAGTCGATTCGGCGACAGGCGCCTCGGCAGCAGGAGCTGATACAACCGTTGGTTCTGACGCTGAACGAATTGGAGCAGCTTCTGCCGATTGGGCAAGTGCTTCATTCTTCAGAGTAGCACCGTTTCCAGTTGCTACTCCTAGGACAGTATCCAACTTAGCCTTCAAATCATCATAAGACTTGAACCAGTTCGCATCAAATGCGTTCGGGTAGTTTGGTACTTGGAACTCATTCAGGTCATACAAAGAGTTATAGGTGGATTCCAACCTAGTCTCGTCTGCCTCAAACAGAGCAGTAGGAGATTTGAAATCTGACTTATCATAGTTGCGGTATCCTGCGACATTACGAATCTTCAATTCGAAGTTCGCACCAGACCAGAAATCGAATGGATTGACCGGAGTCTCGCCAGGAAATTCTGGTTGCATCATATCCATGATCTTGTCAAAGATTTTCTTACCGAACTCGTAGATCATTACCTTGCCATTGTTGGCTGGGTTTGCGGGATCATTAACGACTAGGATGTTAGTAACGTAGTGTAGACGACGCTTCTGACGACGGGCAGTCTCTTTATCTTCTTCGATACCAGAGTTCCATAGACGAGAGTTTAACTCACCTAATGGGTCGTTCTGACCTAGTGTAGTCAATGAACGTTCGATGTACCACTGACCGGTTGGGCCTTTAAAGGCATGATCCCAATAACGTACCCACGGTAGGTCTTGACCTTCCATCGCGGGTAGAAAACGAATGATAGCGTAACCATTACCTGCTTCATCAACAGTAGGTTTCCACTTGCGGTCGTCTTGGTATTTGTTTGTGTTGGTTGCCTGACCGGATGCTTCGGTAGCAGCGGTAACAAGCTTTGAGATATCCATAGATTTGGATTTTAGATTTGCGAAAGACATAATATTTCCTTTAGTATTAGGATTACTTAAATATAAACAATGGTCGTATGAACAATGTATGTGATTGCCTCTAGGGCACTGCTATTTATAACACATCTAAAGTGTTAAGTTTTGGTAGAAAGTTTAACTGCCGAGCTTCTGCTTCGAGGTTTTCGATTATTGGGACAGTAAGATATTTTTTAATGTCCTCTACCTCTAGACCTTGAACTTCACAAAGATGAACTATAGTATCCATATAACTCATACGATGTTTGAATACGAACTCTTCTATGTTGCGAGAGAAGGTTTTCCTATCCAAAAAGTTGGCAGCGTTCTCTGCCTTTCTATTCATCCAGTACACCAACCGATAAAACATTCTCTACTTTAAAAGAGCGCCATGCTTGTTTATCGATTGCGAAAGCACGAATTACAGACTTGTTGACAGAGTAGTCAGCGTTAGTCTCGGATACTTTAGGTTGCTCGGTAACAGGTAATAAATTAGTCGCTAAGGTACAAGGCATTACTCGCGTCTCGCCATTAACCTTAGTGAACGTCACCTCTAGAATGTTTTTCTTGAGGGTATCCATAAGTGAATCATATTCGAATGTTTTAGAATCGGTCATATTCAGCGTCCTCTTCAGATACTTCGGCGTCGGCATGAACATACTTGAGAAAATCTTCGTTGCCGTCAAGCATTACAATAACGGTTTCAAGACACTTCAACACATTTTCCATGTTACCGATGACTTCATCATCTTTGGTTTCTTTTTGAGCTTCTTCAGCATAATCCTGTAGAGACTCGATGTACACGATACGTAAGAACTCACGTGAGATAAGAGTTACATCGTTTTTAGGGTATCGACCTAAGTCAATTAAGTTTGGTGATTCAGACATTAATTCCATTCCTCGTTAGTGTTTGCTTTATAAACATCATTAAAATGAGCATTGACATATTTGTCAGTGTCATGCCAACTAATGTTGGACTTATAGTCTTGGCGGTCTAACGCCGAAACTTCTTTCGCGAGCAGTAGATTAGACCTACGTACTTTTGAACTTTTCTGTACTCTGAGAGTAGCACGACGAATCATTGCGTATCTCATTACTTTATCTACAGCCATTATACATTAATCCTTATCTTGTGTCAAGTAAAATTTACCGGTCTTCTTAGCTTCCTTTTTACGGTCAACATGTACCGCAGCGACATTATACTTTCTAGCATACTTAGCAACTGGATTTGACTTTTTCATTTTGTCCTCAATCTTCATTTACGAGATCCGACCAACTCTTTAGTTTTATTCGTTTCTCTGCTGAATACAAATCTAGGTCGGTATAAGACACGAGGTCGTATTCTTGGCAAAGGTCGATCATACACTGAAGGTCACCGAGTTCTTTGGCGAACCGCTCAAGAGTGTCATGGTCTTGACCAAATCGTTTTAGTTTAGATGCCATCTGAATAACTTCAGCACACTCTTCCTGAAGAATCGTTAAGAGTTCAGTACAACTATCATTGTGTCTCAACATCTTAGAGTCCCATCAATGTGTTGTCGCGGAAATACAAACCGGTAGGTGGAGTTAACTTACCAAGCATTGCCCAGTCTTCTGCCTTTAACGCGGGGACATATTGTCCGTATTGGTCAGCAAACTCTTTACCCATCTCGTTGTATTCGTTAAGGTACTGAAGAGCTTCTGCGGCAGCAACTTTGGCATCCTTATTCTCAAAAGTCTTTTCATCATAACGGTTAGTCAGTTTTGGTTTAGCAACAAATTTAAACATAATATATTCTCTCTCAATCAATTAGGTGGCTATTATACTTCTTTCAGAAACAAATGTCAAGGGCTTATTTAGCTTTAGATTCTTTTAACTTCCTAAATTGCCATCTTAGAAACCATTTCATTCGCCGGAAGTACTCTTTCGAATCGTAGTCAGGGTATTTTCCGTCATACCCTTCACACTCTTCACAATGAAGTGTCCACTGTTTAAAACAAAATTCTCTGAAAGTCATTAGTAGTACCAGCTGTTGTAGTGTTCTGCTTCCGCAGTAGTAGGACGGGCGCAAGAGTAAGAAGAAGTCTTGAAACCACCGTAGTTGTCCAGACGTTTCTTCATCTCTTCGCCAATGAAAGAGTTGGGAACCGCACGAACATTCTGACAGTCATAACCTTCTGAACCTTTGACAGTCTGAGACGCAATCTCACGAACGATCACAGTCCGAGCAGTAGGTTTCGCAACAACTTGGTAGAGATCGACTTGAGTCTGTTCGTAACCCCAAGAGTCAACGAACAGGTCACCGACCTTAACGCCGGCGGCAAGTTCTGCTGCCTTGACTTTCTGCGCTTCTTTACGTTTTGCGCGATACTCGGTAACAGCGAGACGATTATCAATGAACTCTTGTTGCGCTTCATACATGCGTTCAACACTACGGTAACGAACGTGGTACTCAGTCTTGTAACCAAGACGGGCACGAGGAGCAAGACGGTCGCACTTGGCGATCATACGTTCTTCATCAATAGTAAGAATAAGGTCGTGTTTCGCGAACAACTCAATCATTTCATTTTTCATAATACATCTCTCTCAATCAATTAGGTAGCTATTATAACATAACTGGGAACAATGTCAAGGGCCCTAGCCAAAATAATTTAAATATTTTTCTCACGCAGGTGTCTTATTTTTGCTTCAACGATATCAAGAACACATAACTCAGTTCCCCCGATGTGCCACTTATAGAGTTCTCCGCCTCTACTTTTAACCCCACCGTCATAATCTTTCCAGTCATACACAGTGATCGGAGTTTCTTCTCCGTAGAAGTTATATCCAACGAACTCCCATTCGGTACAAATCTTATCTTCTACATCAAGCGCATCACGAAGATAGGTAGGTTCTCCAAGAACCTCGACTAACTCGTAGTAAGTGGCGTCAATGTAACCTTTTAAACTAGTCATCATAAAACCTCAAAAATAATAAATGGTGGGAGGAGCAGTGAACCGAAGTTCCTATTCCTGATTCCAGATGTCTCGGAGACAAGCAGTGAACCCCGAAGGTTCTTAATCAGGAGACCAGACCTCCCCATCAACAGTAGCTATTATACACGATTCAGCTACAAAAACAAGGGCTTTCTTAGAACAATTTGTTATATCAACCTAACTTCTTATTTCTTTTTAGTGGCAGGAGACTTCTTCTTAACGGGGGCCTTTGCGTTAAAGGTCTTTCGTTTGACAGTAGGTTTCTTAACAGTAGGTTTCTT